AGACGTAACGGAGTATGCTTCTTTCGGACCAGGGAATGCTTCGCCGTGCAACTCGATGGTACCAATCATCTCAAAGTGGCTGTTAGCATAAGTGATTACTTCACTGTTGTCACTATCCTTAGTCAAGTAAATTGTATAAGTTAGTAACTGATCGTCTAAGTTTAGTAAGTCGTTTGCAGTAATATTAACTTCAAACTGACCTTTATAGTTAGGCGTTGATGTTTCTTTTATTGTTCCTGTTTTAGTAAGCACTTGTGTTTTAGCATGATCGAACGCTGTAAAGTGTGGCGTATAAGTATTAAGTATGCTTATAGGCTTACTGTCATTATTTTTTATTTCAAAGGTCAACTTGTTGTCGATACCTTTAAAAATTTTTAAGTTTTTCTGGTACACTTGTCTTAACTCCGTTGTTGTGCCCGTAGTCACATTTGCTACGAGATTGGTTTTGGCATTGACTAAATATCTGGGTATAAGTTGCATAATACTATTTATTAGAGAATGATGTTAAGAAAAGATATAGAAGATAAATTTCCGTTTTTAAGTGTTGTTACCTATGGTGGCAATGAGTACGTTGGTATAGTCTGTAATCAGGATAATTTTATTACAAGCATGTACGTTTACTCAGAGTTACAAACAGATAGGCACAGAGACTTGTTCTTAGAGATGGGTGAAACATGGTGGTGGGAAAGCAACCGCATGATACCTATCAACATCTTTTTACGCAAAGAGATGGACAAGTTTAGATACTGTTTAGTTAACATGAACAGCAAAGACGTAAAAATTGTTCACGGACCTACAGTGAACTTAAAGAACCTTACACTCAAAAGAGTGAAAAGACGTTCAGTACAATTAGTAAAAAAGCCTAAATAATTATTGTTGGATCTGTTCGCAGAGCAGATTCATGTGGACTACGATTGCTTGTGCATAAGCCATCGCATGTGCCTTCTTAAAGTAATAGGAACCGTCTTCAGGTTTTACCCATACTTCTTGTAGTATCTCTTTCCAAGGCTTGTCCTGTAGATGTCGCTTGGCTGGTCTTATTATTGCTAACGTTGCCGCCAACTGTTGTATGCTTGTTGGCTTCAACTTCTTTAGAAGAGAACTGTGTTCTCCTACGTGAAACAATTTGTTGCTGAATTCTGGAGCGGTGAGTAAATCCCATAATGGTTCCTTTTTCATGAGTTCTAAAAGATGCTGTTCATCTTTTACATCTTTATATATCGAAACATTTAGAAAGTCTAATTTAAAGTAACCTCTATCTTCTGCTGTCTTATGTTCGATCGTAGATAAGTTGTCCACAGGATTGTGTGGAATCTCAGTTGTGTATACACCAGTGTTGTGTTTCTTGCCTGTGTTAAGTTTAGCGACACGATGCTTGATCTTACCAAGCACTACATCTCTATCAGCAAAGTCTATATCTATATCAGGCATCTTATTTTGGCTCTTCTTTGTCCATGCACCATAGCATGAATACGGGTATTACGTAACACGCACATAGAAATAATATTCCGTACAGTATTACCATTTTGGTTTGTACAATGTTTGTATTGTACCATCTCCGGGTATGTAGTATCCTTCTATTTCTCTTTTATTCACCCGCTTCGACAATACTACGGTCGATTTCTTTTTCGACTTCTTTTTCTTTTTTGTCTTCATTTTGTCCCACCAAGTTAGTTGGTTTGTTTATCGGCATACCACTTCTATTGAACCATCTATCATCATCTGTAACATACACATGACTTCTAAACTTTGTCTTGTCAATGTCTTTTAAAGTGATTGCACGTTTATGAATACCACCTTTATACTGTGTGTAATCTCTGTTGATCAATCTCATTGATCCTCCACTTGCAGGACTGCCGTAAAGTCTATCTATACTTTCTCCATCAGGTCCCATATGGTTACTGATTACTTGATAATTGTTGTTATTCATAGTTAATATTATACACGTTTAATTGGTTAAAGTCAATCACAAGTTAGCCTTTTGGGCAATCTCTTTTACCAATTCTACATCAACAGGACTGCGTTTGAATCGTATTGCCCAATGTTGTGGATCCATTACTGCATATACAATCCCAAGTTGTTCATCGTTGAATTTGGATAGCATCTCTTTGCCACTTGCACAATTTAATACAAGCCATGCACTAATCTTACCATCACGTAAATGTTGTGTTACTCTGTTAAGACTTGCGTATCTAAAATAATCATTCCATGGTGCTTCTTGTTCATCTGCCCATTCCATCATAGTTTTGATTGAACGTTCTACTGCTGTTTCAACTCCTTCCTTCTTTAGGATATCAATTGCATACTTTTCATACAGTTCATCTCTACACCAGTGATCAAGTTTAACTCCACTTGTTACTACATAGTCAATATACTTTTCTGGATACAGTGGTCGGACGTTGTTTACAAAAGATCCAAACTTTACAAATGCATTATAGTATTGACTGTCACAGAAGTCTTGATATGTCTTTTCTTTCTTAATGTTTTGACACAGTACATAGAATCTTGTAAAAGCATAATAACCTAACTGTACATGCTTTTCATTCTTTTGCAATGCACGTCTTTTCTTTTCGCACATATGAACTGCAAGAGTCTTTTCTCTTGAGTATGATGTACCGCAGTATGGACATACAAATTTTTTGTCAGACACGTTAGTAACCCCTTGCGTATCTTTTATTTGTATCGTAACCTGCTTCAAGAATTGCTTTTCCGATATCTTTGTAGTCATTTACTTCCTCTAATACTTTTTGATATTTTTGTGCAAACGCTTTATCAATACCTACACCTAACATTGGTGATATACGTTTTTGCAAATATTCATAATACATCATAGGCGTTGGGTGATAATCTAATGTAGGTTCTTCATCTAAGTTACCTAACTTTGCACCTTTGAACGATAAACGGTTATCATGCATCTGCACCATCCAGTTGTACATATCCTTTTCAATCCAGTAATTGTTTTGTAAGATCTTTTTGTACGGTGCCCATTGCGGATCTTGTACTATTTCTTCTCTCATGTCTGTACCAAAGATCATTATAATTCTTGCCTTACAACTTGTTCTTGCAATACCTATTGCGGCGTGTATAGAGTTAAATGTATGCATCATATACGAACGTTCACTCCATAACTTATTCATTACAAAGCCTTTAACAGAATCAGCGGCATTGTCTACAAATATGTTGCCACCTGGATACCAACTCTCTGGCAAGTCTGGATCCCACTTGTGATGATCAAACCTGTGATAGTCAGTCCATTGTATAATAACTGTGTCCTCAGTAGTAAAGTCATGACGTAAACATGCTTCACTGAAGCGTTCCATAATCTGTCTATTGCCAGCACCTCTGTTACCCCAGTTGTAAAATTCTTGATAACTTTGTCCTAAGATGTCTGCCCATGTTGGCCAATGATATCTTGTTAGGCTACAACCAAATGTAAACAGTCTTCCGTTCTTTTTAATTATGGCCATTGAATTCCTCTATAAATTTTTCTATATCTTTTTTCTTATTCATATTAACTAACATCTGTATTTCATCTGCTTTCATGTTAGGAAATATCTTTTCAAGTTCTTTGCCTGTTTTGTTTGTTGCACCTTTTTTCTTTTTGTAACCAATCCATTCATGATACTGAATAGACTTGTTTTCATTAGATGTCATGCATAGCAGTTGCCATAATAGTTTTTGATGTTTAGCAACTGTAAAATAATTCTTGTTGTAATATTCATTAGTCTTAAACACTGCAAGTTCTTGTGCTTCACGTTTACCTTTGACTACACTGCAATATCTATTAAGCAAAAAGAAACTAACGGCCTTACGTTGTTCATCAGTAAGTTCGTCCCATACTTCCTTTGCATTCATATCGATTGCACCAAGTATATCTTTTAAAGGTAATTTATCAGCCATTTAGTTTTGTCTCTATTGAATATGTCATACCTATTGTAACACGAAACGGAACAGTAGTCAAGTCCATCGTGTGCCAATAGTGTGCAGGAAACAGTACACCATTTCCTCTCTTATATTTTGTTCTTGTTAATTCAGTCTTACCATCTTCTTCAAAAAATATTGTATCACCGTCTGCATCATTAACATAGTAAACAAACGTCCATAGTCCAGGTTCGTTGTTGCTTACGTCAGTGTGCGGACCATAGTAAACATTTTGTACAGTACCATTTAGTCTTGTACGTGTTACTGTATTGATTTGTGCATCTGGTATTGTGTTAGGAATGATATCACGTGTCAGTGCAGTGTGCAATAACTTTGTAAGTTCTTTGTGGTCATCAAGTATATTACTTTGTGTACAAAACATAACATCAGTGAATAGTGCAGGAGTCTTGTATTTGTCTCCTTCTTCGTGTTCTTCTGGTACACTTACAAACTGCCAATTAACATCTTTAGTTTGATCCTCAATGTATTGTACAAGCCAACTTGGAAACGGATTTTCAATATTAAAAATGTTATCTTTGCTTACTATCATC